AACATTATCTATATCCACTTATTCTTGGCGAAAAGACGAATGTGGCTTGATACGGATTAGGCTTTGGTTGGACATTATCATCGACCAAGCCCCTAATATTCCAGCCAAAATTAACATAAATGCAGCGACTATAACCAATAGGGGCAACAAGAGTAAATTGAAATAGTCCATTAGCGTGAACCAAGCACCAGCCTTTTTTCGCATTGTCGTTGTCCTTTATGGTTTTATCGCCTTTTACACTTGTTTCATACGGTTCTGTAAGGTAACGCATAGCAAAAGAATAGGCAGGATTGCGCCATAGCCACTTGACCATAGCCCAGTAATTAATGCCGTTTATTTTGAAAGGTAGCATCGCCATAAAGGTCGTTATCAGGCGTATTGAACCAATTTAACCAAAAAGGCAATACAAAGCCCATAGCGAACTTTGAATGGTTGTCTAGCCACCAATCCTTATGAACGCCAAATAAAGGCAATACAGGGGCTAATATGACGGCTACAAGGGTAATTAGTAGACTGATTGGTACTAATACCAGATATAGCAAGTAAATCATCTTTTAATAAAGATAAAGTCGGCTACAAAACTGACAACGCTACCAATAACGCCAGCAACGCCCATTAACGCCCAAAGACTGCCCCTTGACCGTTCAGCCATGAGAACTAGCTTTTTAAGGTCAGATTCCATAGTGTCAATCTTGCGTTCCATAGCATCAAACTTTTGCTCGTAGTTTTCTACTTTTTGCCAAAGTACGCCATAACGCACAAGGTCTATCTTGCCGTCATCCATATCAGCCAACTAATGCTGATATTTCGTCTTGCGTAAGACCTAATGCTGATAATTTAGCTAATGCAGATTGTTTGGCTGTGTCTTTGTCTTGCCATGCAATCATTTCAGCTTCTTGCATTTCTAGTAATTTAGCTTCAGCTTGTGCTTTGTCATAAGACACTTCGTTTTCATCTTTGTCGTAAGCAACGTTGCCACGAATGGTAACAATAGAAGGATTAAGAGCAAAAATAGCTTTACATTGTTCCATGTCTAAATTCATCCTGCAATCTCCATTAACGTAATTGTTGAAGTGCTTCCTGAACCATCCACATTTACATATGCATTAGAAAGATTCTGTGTAGACTTAAACTGTGTTTTATATGTTATAGCTGATGTTGTTGCAGGAGCGTCTAAATAAGATGTTGAAACACTTCCAACCCTATTTGGTGAAATGTCAGCAGTATATCCAGTGGTGTCTGAAAACTGTATGATAGAAGTTGAATTTCTTAGCACTTGTACTGCTACACTTGTATTGCTTGTATCTTTAGCTATTCCACATTGACTAACAATAACAAGAACTTTGCTTGTAGAAAATTTAGGTGTAATTGATGCGGTTAAACCTGTATCTATCCAAGTAGAAGTTGTCGTTCCTACTAAAGTTCCGTAAGTAGCATTAACTACTTGCAATACGCTACCAGTAGGCAATACTGAATAAGGTACTTTTCCGCTTACAACGGCAGAAGTATTCTGAATGGTGCTATCAGGAAAAGTAATGGCATCGGTTGAGCCGTTGATTATGGTACTCATTCTGTTGCTCCTTCAGGTGTATTGCCTTCAGCTACCCATGCAAGGTAGGCTTGGTAGTCTGTGTTGTCAGGGTCAAATGGAATACAAGCGCCATCTATTGTGCGAATTACTTGATTTATTGGTGCATTATCAAACAAAGGTAGTCCTAATTTATACATTTTATAACTCCGAATCTGCGGCAATATATGTTGAAGATGAAACATTATCTAATAATGTATATGCTTGACCAGCAGTATATGTCCCAGTTGCTGAAACTAAAGAAGAAATAGCATTTGCAGCAGCAGAAGTTATAGCGGATGGGCTACTTGTGCTTGTGCCTTGATATAAGAATGTATTTGCCGCAGAAAAGCTAATTGTTGGAGTTGCTCTTTTTGGAGTGCTAAACCTTACATAAGACCTAAAATCCGTAGTTGAGCCAGCAGCTCCTGAACCAAATACAGATGCGCCACCACTTCCAGATAATTTTTCATAATAGCGTTGGCACAAAGCTAACTCTTGCTGATACTGACGATATTCAAATCCAGTAGCACTTGTACCTACTTCTAGTTGAACACCAGTAATGTAGAAGGTTGCTCCGTTTGTTCCTACTACGGATGTTGCGCCTGTGCTTGAAAAGTAGTTTGTACCAGCCCATGAGCCAGCAGTTCCGCTATAAGTAGCGCCTACACCAAGACCAAACTTTACAATCATTCCACCGCTATTGTCTGTAGTCCAAGTTCCAGTAGTATCACCAGTAATAGTTACGCTAATGGTTGTCCAAGTGTTTGCTACAGGAATTGAATAACTAAACGGATAAGACCTAGTTCCACCACCATTACTTAAAGCTCCACCAAATGTTCCTGTAAGACTTGAATACACTTGAAACGACAAAGTAACAGTTTTAGCATTAGCAGTTCCCCATCCTAAATCTGCGATGTTATAACCTTCAATAGGTTGATATATTGTATAAATTCCTGATGCACCATAAGTAGTAGCAGCACTTGATGTAACACCTAAATATTTTGAAAAGCCGACTGGTGGAGTTACTGAACCAGCATTTTGCTGAACTGTAAAAATACCAGTTGTGTTGCTTCCATTAAAAGAATTTGCGCCCCATCTGTCTAGACCATAATTACCATTTGTTGCAGACCAAGAAGCACCAGCATTTCTTTGGTCAATGGTCATACTGCCATTAATCAGACGATTTTTCATGATTGACGCATTGCCAGCCCCAAGTGAAACACCAGCTACGCTAGATTGCATCACATCGGCATTAATCGTGCCATAACTCATAGTTGCTCCTTACGGCTTTTGTGCCATTGTTTAATTGCTTCACTACGCATTTTGCGTTCCTCGTCAGATTGTTTTCTACCAGTTCTTGATGCGGACATCTTGGCTTTGGTTTCCTCAGAAACTACACGACCAGCGTTAAAATGAACATCAATACCAGCTAAATAGCGTTTTTGACCTTCACTCATTTTAGCTTTTGTTTCTTCTGTATGCGGAATTCCTAGCTGTGGCTTGTGGCTTACTGTTTTATAGCGTCTGCCACCGCTTTCAAGGTTATATCCGTTTGGTGCTAGGCTACCCATTACATTAATCCAAAATTGTTCCATAAAGTCCAATGTAGGATGCTTACCAATACCGCCACAAAGCGTTTCATAAGTAAATGATTTATGACCATACTTTTTGTATGCGTCAGCTAAAGCGTGTCCATGACCTTTACGAGAATGTTTCGTAATTGTCTGACCAACATATTGTTTGCCGTTAAGCGTGTTGGTAACTAAATAGACACGACCTTCCACTTATTTAACTCCTAAATTGATTACTTGTTCTTCAAGTGCGGTTACTTTAGCGTTGAGTTCTTGAATAGCTTTTACTAAAACAGGAATTAACAAATCTTTGCTAACGCCCATAGTTTTCTTTGCTCGTTCTTGAGGAGTATCTTCATCAGAAAAAGGCATTTCTTCACCAGTTACTGCTTCAGGTATAACTTCTTTTAACTCTTGAGCAATAAAACCAATGCTGGCATCTTCGCCATCTATAAATTTGTATCTTGATGGTTTCATTTGCATGACTTGAGTTAAACCATAATCTAAAGATTCAATATCTTTTTTAATTCGTCTATCTGAGCCAAAAGACCATGCTGTAAATGTATTTATACCATTTAATGCGGCATATCTAGTTAAAGTGCTATTTCCAATATAAAAATCTGAAGTATTTGATTGAATACTAAAGTAATAGGTTGAAGTTGTTCCAGCACCAAAAAAAATACCTTTGCTAATAGCAACATCACCGCTAATATTAGGTGTTGTTGCTGTCATGCCAACCAACAAGCTACCACTAGAGTTAATACGCATACGCTCTGTAACGCCAGCTCCAGTACCAAAAACCATATTTGGCGTACTAGAAATTCCAAAATCTGATACAGCAGCACCTGCTACTACTCCTGAACCTTTGCCAACATAGCCAATATAAGTTCCGTCACGGTAAGTTTGAAAATTTCCATACAAATCTAATTTAGAAGTTGCGGTAACTGTTCCAACGCCTACATTACCAGCAGTAGTAGCTAAATATGTATTTGTAGAAGTATTTACGCCTTGTGAAGCATCTACTGTAATAGCAGTAGTAGGCGTAGAACCTGATTGAAGTTCTAAAATACCTGAAGTATCGGCATCAATTACCGCACCGCTTGTGGCTGTACCAGCTTTTAATTTCGTTGACATTTATATATCCTTTTTTGCTATTTTAAAGCACTACCCAGCGTTCGTCAGCAGGAATAGTTACTGATACACCGCTTTGAATAGTAACCGGCCCTACTGATTCAGCAGACTTGCCAGTAGACAAGGTGTAGCTAGTAGTTACTACTCTAGCATTTTCTACGAATACCTGATCGCCACCACCACCAGTTGCGCCACCACCGACTTGTGACCATTGTCCGTCTGTGTAGCCTTCAAACTGTGCGTAGTTAGTGTTGTAACGAATCATACCAGCGTATGGTGTAGCTGAACGCTGTGCAGTTGTACCTGCTGGCAAGGTAATCTGACCAGTTCCACCAAAGGAAACAGTATCTCCAATGCCGATAAGTGCGCCAGTAATAGGCGTTTGACCGTCTGCTGCAATAGAGCCAGTAATAGCAGTAGCAATATCGGTAAGAGTGTTGTTAGCCCATGTAGAACTAATCGTGGTGCCGGTGACTACTGGATTGCCTGCCGGCAGTTGGTAAGTGCCGCTGCCATTTCTACTCATTTGACTTTCCTTTTCTTAACTGATTTGCCATATCTTCAGGTTTAAATTCTAAAGATTGTTCAACTTTTTTGGCAATTTTTTTCTTTTCTAATGCTTCTGCGCCAGCTTCAAATATAGCTCCACCAAGAGGAATTTTACCTACTGTTTTCTTGACCAAATTATTCAATACTTTATCCATTGCGCTTGCAGTATTGGATGTATTTAAACCTTTAACTGGAGAATTAATAGCAATTACGGTATCTCTTAAGTTTCTGATCTCTTGTGCGCCAGATTTACCAAACATATAGTCTAATTTGCCTGATTTATCTAGGTTTTTAACGATCACATCAAACTGTTTAGGGTTAAATGTGCGTTGACCCAATGAATCGGTTTCAATGTTCTTGGTAATAGCACTTCTAAGGTTCTCAATAGTTTGACCTTGTAACTCTTTCCAAGCCTGTTGACCTTTTTCGGTCTTTTTAAGGGTTTGCCCTAATGCTTTTAAGCTATCCAAATCAGATTGCATTACAGAACGGTCAAATACTTTTTCCAAAGCAACAACACGATCATTGCTCTTAGGCTTAGTTTTTAGTAAATCGTCAATTAAGCCGATGTTTTCAAACTGATTAGCAAAATTAGCTCTTAATCGTCTTGCTTCTTTGTATAGATCGCCACCAGCGTTTTCTGCGCTAGCATCAATCATTTTCTTAATATCGCCACCAAACTTCATTTGAGTTGGTGTATCGCCAGACAAATCACCGACCATCTTGCGTACTTCTTCAAGGTTGTTTAGGGTAATTTGACCATCTGGAGCTAGTTTTTCTAGCTTCATTTTTGCGCTATTGATAACAGGAGCATTTAAGGCTTCTGCTTCCATATCACCTAATTGTTTAATTACAGGCGTTACATCAACTAATTGTTGACCTTCATCAGACGCTCTAGCAATGTCATAAGCGTTTTTATATGCTTTACGAGCATTAGTAGCAGTTTCCCTTAAAGCAGTATCTACGGCTTCACCAGTAGGTCTTAAATAGAACTCATTAGCTACTTTAGCTCCAGTAGCATCTACATAAGCATCTAAGTTTTGTCCAATTTGTGTGTTCTTTAGTTCTTTAGCTTGAATTAATGGTTTGCCTACATCTTCTGGATAGGTTTTCATTATTTCGGCTTCAAACTGTTGTTGACCTAGATCTCTAGTTGCTTCACCTTTGCTGAGTGTAATAGGCACTCGTAACTGTTGAGCTAGTTGTTGTCTTTGTACGGCTTCTGGTACTTCAGCTGCACCAACACCAGACATAGTTGGAGCTTGTTCAACTGTTACAGATGATTCAGGTTCTTTGCGTAATACTTGAGCTATTTTGCTAGTAACTGGTTCTACAACTCTGTTCATTACAGGCTGAACCACTTTATTTACAGTAGGAGCAACCGCTTCTTGAACCATTTGACCTTCATTACGCAAAGCATTTGCCATGCGTTTAGCAGTAGGAATAACAGATTCTTGCATTACTGGTCTTGCAACATTACCAGCTTGTACGGCAGATGGAATAGCCCCAATGTTGCCTAAATATGGTGGCAAACTTTCTAATGGCTTTAATGCTTCACCAATAGTGCCTAAAACTGCTTGTGATTCAGGGCTTGTAGGTTGATATTGCATTGCACGACTAGCTTCTTGTGCATATTTAGCACCAATTTGCGCTGGAGCTTGACCAGTTTGAATAGCTTCAGGAATGCTTCTAGCAACGCCATACGCTTGAGCTAATGGCTGAGTAACCATAGGAGCAACTAAAGCCGTAGGCACTTCATAAAGCGTTTTAATCCTGTCCATCATAGTTACAGGCTTTGCTTGTGGTTGTGCATTTACGGCATTAGGTCGAGAACCTACAACTGTAGGTACATCGGTATTAATGACATTGCCACGATTTTCAGCAGTAGGTGTAAATTTTGGCTTTGGTAGCTTATTTAAAGCAACCGCCATTTGTTCCTTAGACATTCCATCTGGAAGCTCTACATCCCCAATACCAACAACCTCAATAATTGGCATGATTTAGTTCCATTCACCAGTTTGTAGATTGTATTTAAGTTTAGGTTGTGCGCCACCAACGCTAGGAGTAGCAGATGGATTAAATGGCATTACTCCAGCTTTTTGTTGGCTTGCCATATAACCCTTGTTAATTGCATCCCTAAACTCATTAGCTGCTTTAACAAACGCCTTTTCAGATTGTGCCAAAGACATACTAGTAATTGCCTGAGTTGCTTTATTACCTTCAGCTTCACTAAGTGCGCCAGTTCCCTTCATGGTTTCAACTGCTTGCAAGAAAGCAGCTCCACCAACTTTGCTAAATTCTGACTTAAAGTCTGAAACATCACTACCAGGAAACATTCCAGTAAAACCAAATGCGTTTGTAGGCGAAGGCATACCAACGGCTTCATAAAAGCCTGCGTGTGGTTTCTTTTCACCTGTAACAAGATTACCTTTAGCGTCTATTTTGGTATCGCCAATCATGTTATCAATAGCACTCATAGCAGTTTCAACTTTAATTTTTGCTGCTGGCAATGCGTTTAGTGCTTCTGCTTGTAATTCGTTCATTTTTCTTTGTTTAGCCATATACAATTCTTGTTCAGGCTTAGAACGGAAAACAGGCATCTGACCTTGTTGCATCATAGGTGCTTGACCTTGTGGCATAACTCCTTGTGGAGCTACTTGCCCTTGTGGTGCAAGAATTGGGCTACCAGGGTTAATGGTTTGCAATGGTGCTTGTGGAGCAACGCCACCACCAACTGCGCCACCACCGCCAATCGGCATACCCATATTCCATGCTTGTTCTCTTTGAGCAAGAGCTAATCTAGCCCCTTCCATTCTTAATGTCGCTTTGTCTTTATCAGACATTTGATTCAAGAATGCGTTGAATCCACCCTGTTTTTCAGGATTCCAACTACCATCAGCAACGGCAGCCTTATAGCGGATTTGTTCTGCAGTAAGTTTAGGAGCTAATTGCTCAAGGATCATTGGTCTTAAATCTTTACCAGCTCCAAATTCATTAGTGTTAATTTTTCTTAACGCTTCAGGTAAATTAGGATCAACACGCTTTACTGCAGTAGGCATTGGCACATCGCCTGTATAAGGACCGGCTAGCTCTGTAGTTTTATCGTAGCCAGTAATATCATTAATAATAGATTCTTCCGCAGCTGCTTTGCCTTTGCGAATTTCTTTAGCTAATTTTGCTGCTTCTGTATCGCCTTGTTTAGCTAAATAAGCACCAGTTAGCATATTGGCTACTGGTTGTAGCTGTTGAAATATTGAAGGAGCAACATAACGACCACTAATCATTTGACCTTGTGGTTGCTGATTTTGCGTCATTAACGCTTGAGCTAATTGTTGTTGACGATTTAGCTGTTGTTGAGCAGCTAAAAGATCATCAGGCAAGTCGTATTCGTTAGCCATTATTCAAAATCCTTCTTTCTAAGAGCTGCGATCAATGCAGCAATATCTGAATCTTTTTGTTGCACTTGCAATGGTTGTGGAGTTGCTACAAAAGCCTGTTGTCTTTGAACTGGTTGCTCTTGATATTGAAAACCAGCGCCACCGCCACCACCAAGACCTTTTAATCCACCAGACATTAATTGCTTGCCTAATAACTGTTGGAATGATGGCTTTTTGCTAGCAGATTCAGCACCATCCATAGGGTATTTAGCTGATTGTTTAGCAATTAAATCATCTAAACCAGCTTGTTCTTGTGGTGTATATCCACTAAATCCATTGCCAGTTAAACCACTACCAGTTTCTTCCCAAGGCAACATAGTGCTTGGGTTTAAAAAGTCTAAGCTAAATGAATTGCCGGCAGTAGGAATAAATTCGCCACCATCACCCATTCCAAGTGAATCTAAGTAGCTACCTAATCCACCGTTTTCTAAAACTGTTCCTGTGCCAACATTGCCAGAGCCAAACAAATCAGAAATTCCCCATTCACCGGGCATAAATGATGATGCTCCAGCTGCGCCTTCAGCACCGCCCATAGTGGAAACAATTTCAGGAGCAGCTACGGCAGCAACTACGGCAGCTGGCGCACCCCAACCCATATCGAATGGCATTTCACGCTTCATAAATTTGTCAGCATCAGCACCAAAATTGCCAATACCTTCCCAAATATCATCAAAGAGTTTCATGGTTATTTCAATCCACCACTAAGCATATAAGCACCACCCAATGTGCCACCCAAGCCTAGCAATCCACCAGTTAAACCTGATTGAGCAGCTTGTTGAGCATTGTATGTGCCAAGGTTATAGTTGCCTGTCATCTGAGTTGCGCCAAGGACATCAGGGCCGGCAGTTGTAGCTTGTTGCGGAGTATTTACAAAAGTTGGATTCTGAACTTGTGCGCCACTACGCAATGCGCTAAGTGTATTAAGCGGAATGTTGTAGTTTGTAAGGGCTTGTGTGTAGGCTTGTTGATTAGCTTGATTAGCCAACTGAGCATTTTGCAATCTGTTTTGTTGCAATTGCTGTTGTGCTTGATTGCCAAATTGTGCGCCTTGTAAACCTTGTTGAAACAGGGTATTGCCAGCAGATAAACCACTTAATTGTGCTTGGTTTAACAAGTCATTTTGTTGCATACCCAAAGACATCTTGGCTCTGTTGTAGGCTTCAGTACCCGGTACAATACCTTGGTTAGCCAACTTAGCATCCAAAGTCTTTTGTTGAATGTCCATCTGTGGTTGAAGGCGTTGCATGAGCAATTGATTTGCTCTGTCCCATCCTTGCATACCACCTTGGTAATCAGTCTGTGTCTGTAGATTAGCTTGACCTGCAGAAGATTGAATTTGTGGCAGATTAGGGTTAAAACCCTGACCCATAGTCTGTTGAACACGACCAAGAGCAGAATTAATAGTGCTACCAAGACCTAAAGATGCTTGATTTTGTTGGTCTAAAAGGGCTTGTCCTGTAGGGGAAAGGCTAGTAGTTGCCGACCATGTAGGATTGCCGTATTGATCTGATCCAGACTGACGGTATTCAAGGCTACCGTAAGGAGTGTATTGGTTGATTCGGTTAGCTGCTGAAGCTGCACGAGCTGCATCTAAATTGCCTTGTGCAGTTTGTTGAGCTGCTCCAACATAATCAGGCGTTGCTGGGGCTGATTGACTTGAGCCACCACCAAATATGCCACCTATTGCGTTACCTACTGCGCTAACTACGCCACCCATGTCTTTCTCCTTGTTATAACCATTTGCAACGGTCATATTCCATCGCCATCAGTATCAAATTGCCATCTTTATGACAATACGGTACATCGGCTACAAGTCTAAAGCCAAGTTTTCGGCACAAATTCAAGGACTTATGATTATTTTGTCCTATTGGTGCTAGTATAACCTTAACTTTCAACTTATTAAAGGGATAATCAAATATTGCAAACAATAATTCTTTAGTAAGCCATTGAACATCCGTACTAGCTACATGGATCTGACAAGCGTTAGGGGCAAAATTGTTATAACCAACAACGGCTATTAATTCACCATCCTTTTCCTGTCCAATACACATAGTATTGTCTGGATATTCAAAATCTCCAACTCTGCACAACCAATCTCTTAACTTTTCTTGATTCTCTGTTGTGATGCACCTCATTACAGGACACCACCTCGTTCCATTACATAATCAGTAGAAGCCCAATGCAATTCAATTCCTTGTGATGCCACATTGATATTGACTGATCCAGAGAATCCTAGACCGTTAACGCCTTGCCAAATCTTAGTTGTTACAAGACCACCACCCCAATTAGCACCATCCCAAGTAGCTACATCCCAACGACCAATCTGGTTAATTAAAGGATTAAAGCTAATCTGGTTAACGAGTGGCTCGGTATCAAAATCTACTGAAATGCCACATAAAACAGTTGGCAAGCCATTATCTGTCTGCAAAATAGGTCTAACTAGCGTAAAACGCTTGAGTTGACCGGGGCTATCAAAGTAGGTATATGCCTGTTGAGCAGTAGCGTAGATGTTTGTACCTGCGTCTGCATTAGTATCGTAGAACTTACCTACAAAGCCATCACCGCCAAAGTGCATATCGGCATCGCCTGACACTTCCCAACAATAGGCTTGGATGCCAGTAAATCTAGACCAAGATTTAGTAATGGTATTCATTACAAATTGCTCCATGCCATTGCCTGTAGGAATGGACAAAATGAGCATATTTTCACTAGCGTAGTAGTTAATTTGCCAACCATCTAGTGCAAAGTATTGAGTAGCAGCTTGTGAAACTGCGTAGAAAATCTTATCTGTAAGGTTAACTCTAGGGTCTAAACGACTAGATTGCAAAGCAGAAGCTAACGGTACTAAACCGTCTTGAGTTAATAACAAAAGATCGCCAGACCATTTAAAGAAGCATCTACGGCTAAAGGTTTGACCTAATTGCCATACGCCTTTTAAAGCCCATGTGTCAGCAGTATCTGGGTCTGTACCATTGTAGACAATCACTTCACCCATAGATGTGACTGCTACGAAATAATCATCTACGCCTTGACCAGCATCTAATGTCCATGTGCCAATAGCTTGTAGATAGCCTGAATTACGAGCAATTCCACCAAAATAAAGTGGTGAAGCAGCTCCTTGGATCTCATCAACACCCAAATACCAACAAGCTAATGTGTCTTTTTGAGTAAAGTAAAGACGGTTTTTAAACAAGTTGACATTGATAAAT